ATTTGGTATTTGACGCCGGGCAAATAGTATATAAAAACCCGGATTTCAAAAATACATTGTACCTTTGTACAGAGTTAGGAAAACCGGATTATGAATTTGAAGAGGACGGCGAAGAACGGGACGGGTATTTTTTCCCGGAAAAACAAATATCAGTCAAAACGTTTAAATGTACGATATTGGCACCGGAGTTCCTTTGCGACGTTATGCGTTTTATTCGTATGGCTGATTACATACATATAACTGACAAGTACGGCAGGGAATACGATTGCGACACGTTTTTAATTACCCCGAAATGGCAAACGCAGGGGGATTTGGCGAGCGTGGAAATTGAGTTTAAAACAAATACCGTCGTTAAGAAAATAGGACGTGGGTATATTATCAGTAATAATGGAGATTTCAACGGCGATTTCAATAATGATTTTGACAACAATTAAATTAATTAGATTATGGGAAATTATGAACAATTAAAACAAGCGATTTCCGACGTTATCAAAACAAACGGAAACCAAGAAATTACCGGGGCAATAATGCAAAATGCTTTATTGTCTATTATTTCAACGGTAGGAAGTAACGCAACATTTGCAGGAATTGCAACACCCGAAACAAATCCGGGAACACCCGACCAAAATGTATTTTACATTGCATCAGAAAATGGACAATATGTAAATTTTGATAGTGTTGTATTGTATAACGAAGTAGCTATTTTTACAAACAAAAATGGTAATTGGGTAAAAAATAATACCGGATTAGGAACAAAACAAGAATTATCTGTATTAAGTTCAAAAACGGTAGGTGAAGAATACTCAAAAAATGGTTTTAGAAAAATAGAAATATATTCAGATTTTCTAAAAAAAGATAGTGAAATAAGAATAAAAATAATATCATGTGATAGTGAAAGCGTAAATATTGGTTCGTTCGCTTTTTATGGAGAGGGAAAAAGTGATTATGATAATATAGGCGGATATACAAGTTTGGGTCAAACAAAGGTAGTAAAATTGCAAAAGGATTATAAATTCCTTAGATTCTACAATAATATAGATGATAGCGACTTTTCTATTTTGTTTGAAATAGATTCATTATCTCTTAAAGTAGAAAGAAATCAAGATGATATAAAAAAATTGTTGCCTACTATACAATTATCAAGTGGAGAAATATATACTCAAACTTATAGAAGACAATTAGAAATAGTATCAGATTTTCTTAAAAAAGGTAATTTTTTGAATTTATCTTTGATTTATGCTAAAAGTAGTACTATAAATTTTGGAGTATTTGCATTTTATGGAGATGGAAGTGGCGATTATGATATGATAGGTAGTTTTAATTCTAATAAAACACAAATTAGTAAAGTATTAGATAAAGATTATAAGAGAATAACAATTTACAATAACATAGATGATTATGAGGAATTTTCAGTTAACTTTCATGTAATTAATTTGAAAATTATTGGTAACCACGAAACAGAAATAGCTGATATAAATACAGAAATAGCTGATATAAATACAGAAATAGCTGATATAAATGCCTTTATTAAAGGAGTAGAATATGAAGTTATAAATGCAAAAAAAATAGATATTCCACTTTCTTATTTAAAACAAGGAAACACATTAATCGTTGATTTGTTAGAATGTAAAAGTAGTAGTGTGAATATTGCATGTTTTTTGTTCTATTCTGATTCTGAATATGACAAAGTACAAGGATTAGGAAAAATAGGACAGAAAAATTATATTAATCTAAATCGTGATTATAAATTTATTAGATTTTACAACAATGTTGATTCGTTAGGATATACAGTAAGAATAAAATATGAACATCAAAGTGAAGAAACGGAATTTAAGGCTTTAATATTGGGTAATTCATATTCGCAGGGTGGAAATTGGGTAAGAGGTATGCAAGAGTGGCTTAATATAAAAAGTCTTGTAAATTTAGGAGTAAGTTCAGCAACCGTAAGAGATAAATATCAAGATAGAATAACATACCCATATACATCACGTCCGGTTTCAACAAATAATTCCGGAAATCTAAACACGTTAGCATGTCAAGTCGAAAAACTAAAAAGATTAATGCAAGGTACAGATTTAGACCCGGATGAAGTGCAAATATATACATCTAAAAGTGAATACCCAAATATAATTATAATTGAGGGCGGAATGAATGATACATACGATAATGAAGAAAAAGAACAAACATATTTTTCTCAATTTGAAAAAAAAGTCGATAATGTATATATAAAACAGAATTCAACATCAAAGTTAACACAAGGTTCATGTTATATAAAAACGCCAATAGAAGAAACAGACAGAACATGTTTTGCGGGAGCGTATAGATATATTGTTGAAGAATTGCTAAACATATTTCCAAAAGCACAAATATTTATCACAACTGCAAGTGGTTTGGGTTATTGGAATAATAGTGTTGTTGAAAGAAGATATAGAACAGCAGAGCAACAGAGAAAATGTGCTAATTTATGTGCAGCTAATATCATAGATTGGAGTGCAGATGGGCAAATATCTGCAATTCTTACACATCCTCAAGGAAGTGGGACAGAAGATGACCCATATATATGGGCTAAATGTACATTGCCTAATGCGGATTCATCAGATTTAATGCATCCTAATGTTAAAGGTGGAAAAAAATATGGGCATTTAGCCGCATTAGTAATTAAACAAAGATTTTTAGATATAGAAAATATGTAATAAATATAATACACAAAATGGAAAAAATATTCAATTGGGAACAATGGCGTATAATCGCCATTTCCACGGTTAGCCCGTTATTTGGGTATTTAACCCCGACAGAGGGTTTTGTTTATGCGTTAGTAGTAATGTTTGCGTTCAATATTTGGGCGGGAATGAGGGCGGACGGAGTGGCGATTGTGCGATGCAAAAACTTTTCGTTCCGTAAGTTCAAAAACGCATTGTGCGAATTTCTGTTGTATCTGTTTATCGTGGAGGCGATTTTTGTAATAATGAAAAATTGCGGCGATGAAAATGCGGCGGTTATCGTGGTAAAATCACTAACATACGTGTTTATGTATGTGTATTTGCAAAATGCGTTCCGCAATCTGATTATTGCGTACCCCCGGAATTTGGCATTACGTATTATTTACCATGTTATCCGTTTGGAGTTTACAAGGGCTTTGCCGTCGCATTTGCAACCGATAATTGACAGATTGGAAAAAGAATTTGGGGACGACCCCGACAAAAACAATAAAAAGAAAGGAGAAAACGAAAATGAGTAAATAAATAATTATATTTGCAACGGGGATAGGCGGAGTAATTAACCGGCCGAAAGGGCAAGCCAACAGCCCGTCCCCGTTTCTTATTTGTTGGCAGTTCTTAAAAGTTGGCAATTATGGAAAATGAGATTTGGAAAGATGTTCCCGGATATGATGGGTATTATCAAGTTAGTAATTATGGGCATGTTAAATCATTGAGCAGACAAATAGTTGTAAGAGGAAATACACGTTTATTGCATAATGATAGATTTATAAAAATAAGCAAATATAATAACGGATATTGCTTTGTAACATTATCTAAAAATGGGAAAAATGAACAAATATTACTGCATAGATTGGTAATGAAAACATTTGTTGGTAATTCTAAATTGGAAGTAAATCATAAAGACGGGAATAAAGAAAATAACAACATTAATAATTTGGAATATGTAACCCATAGCGAAAACCAATTTCATTCTTTCAGAGTTCTAAAAAGGAATCCGGTTAAAGCATGGTTAGGAAAGAGAGGGGAAAAACATAATAAATCAATAGGAGTAATTGCGTATAATACAATTACAAATGAAAAAAAAGATATGGTTCCATGAGAATAGCAGAAGAAAAAACAAGTATAAGCAGGGTTACAATAAGAAAATATATAAATAAAAACAAACCATATAAAAACATTTTATTCTATGAATCAAAAAACAATAATTCTTGAAAACGGGCATGGTTCGCAGACCCCCGGAAAACGTTCCCCCATTTGGGGCGACGGTTCCCAATTGTTAGAATGGGAGTTTAACCGTGATATTGTACGCCGTATTGCGGCGATGTTGAAAGCGGAGGGAATAAAGTTTGAAATTTTGGTACCGGAGGACAACGACGTATCATTACCGGAACGTTGCCGACGTGCAAACGTTATCCATGCAGATTGCGGCAACAACGCCGTTTTGTTTAGCGTTCACGGGAACGCCGGAGGCGGCACCGGGTGGGAATGTTATACAAGCGTAGGACAAACGAAAGCGGATGCAATCGCAACCGTTCTTTGTAAGGAGGCGGAAAAAGAGTTTGCCCCGGATGGTTGGAAAATGCGTTTTGATTATGTGGACGGCGACCCGGACAAAGAAAGCCAATTTTATATTCTGAAACATACTGTTTGCCCGGCGGTATTATCTGAAAATTTCTTTTTTGATAATGAAAAGGATTGCCGTTTTATGATGAGCGACGACGGAAAAGAAAGGATTGCAAAGGTACATTTTGAAGCAATAAAGAAAATTGTATGAAAAAGTATTTGATTTGGGCGGCAATTGCGATGGTAGTTGCCGCCGTTGCAACAATATGGGTGCAACGAACGAAAATTGAAAAATTGACGGACGAACGGAACAGATACCGGGGAAATACAGAAACATTGTTGCAGGACGTCGAAACGTACAAAACAAAGGATAGTTTGAACGCCGCCAAAGTTGGGGTTTTGGAGCTGAAATTGTCAGAGTTTGAAAAATACCGGGCGAGCGATGCGGAGTTGATAAAGACGTTGCAGACAAAGAACCGGGAGTTGGAAGCCGTTACAACGGCACAAATGGAAACAATAACCAAATTGCGGGGAACCGTCCGGGACAGCATTGTATATTTGCCCGGAGATACGACAACAATTGTTCTGAAATGCGTTGATATTTCCGACCCGTGGTTTTCATTAAAAGGATGCACGACGCCGGACGGGGAGTTTACCGGGACATTTGTAAACCGTGACAGCATTTTAGTTGCTGCAACCGTACAATATAAACGGTTTTTGGGGTTCCTTTGGAAAACCAAGAAAATAAAGAACCGGGAAATTGATGTTATCAGCAGGAACCCGCATACAAAAATAATGGGGGTTGAATATATAGAGATAGAAAAATAACTATCTTTGTATCGAATTACATTTGACCACATAATTAGAGATTGTTTTCAAGGATTAGCCGGGTTTGCCCCGGCTTTTTTCGTTTTGCCCATTTTTAGCCCCGTAGCGGGCTTTTTTTATTCCGGTGGATAAATTATATATCTGAGCAAAGAAAGTGGCTTAAATCGAAAATTCGCCAAAAATAACTATCTTTTGAACCAAAAGAAAAATTTTTTATGCGTTTTGCTCAAAATAAAAAGAAATTCTTTTGGTAATTAAAATAAAGGTTGTATATTTGCATTGTCAAACAACAACGACGGGGCGTTTTCCCCGAACATTAAAAGAAAAATCAAAATGGCAACAACAATTTACAACGGTTTGGAATATTCAACAAAATCAATCAATCGCAATTTCCGTATCAAGGTTAACGGAATAGTTGACGGAAAAAAGAAACAAGTTAAGCGAGATTTTCAAATTGGCGTGGCAGTTCGTAAAACGCAATGGTTATAAACTTTCAGAGGCTTTAAAATGTGCATGGTTGAACATTAAGTTGAAAGCCGAAATGAAAAAACGAATTGTAAAATTCTACTTTCAGAAAATAGACGGTTCATTGCGTGAGGCATACGGAACAATGAACCCGGACATAATCCCGGCACCAACCGGAACCCGTAAACCAGCCGACACGGTTCAAACCTATTTCGACACCGAAAAGCAGGAATATAGATGTTTCAAAAAAGCTAATTTAATTCGTATTGCATAAACAACGCCGGGGGAAACCCCGGCATAAAATAACAAAGACATGGAAAAGTACATTTTGACAAAGACCCAAAAGGGCAAAAAATACTTATATGAAGTTAAGGACGAAAACGGAAACGTTGTTTCAAAAAGGACGTCAACCCGTGATTATGTGGCGTGCAGCGTTAGCGGCGAATTTTATTTTGGTCGTTTGGATTTGGTAGGAAAAGGAGATTACGGAAAGCGATTGGCAGGGGCCCAAAAACGGGCTAATTATTCAACGTCCGTATATATGGCAGACCGTGAGGCGGCATTGAAAGAGGCACGACAATGTATTGCGATAGAAAGGCGTTTAGGCAAATCCCCGGAATGGTTGGAAACATACAAAGCGGATTTTTATAAAAGCATAGACGAACGTTTCCCAACAGACCCGGAAACAATAGAAAAGAAAGTTTCTGAAATTATCGAATACGGAAAACAGATGTTGAACGGACTTACAATTGCATATTTGAAATAATAAACAGCCGGGGAGCAATCCCCGGTTTAATACTTAAAAGCCATGCGGTACGCATTAAGAAAGCAGGATAAAATAAAAGCAGTATTGGGAAAAGAATATTTGGAAAACAATATTCTGCAAAGCCTAAATAAATACTTTGAAAACAGCGACAACGACCGGATATATTCAGACATTGAACCGGACGGGTACGTTACGGATTACGGCAACAAATACCCATTGTTGAGGATAAACGACGTTGCAAACAGCGACGCAATGTTAGAATTTGCCGTTATGGGGCAAATGTACGATGTATTGAATTTGTCTTATGTTGGTAGAATGAAAGGTTAAAATATGGACGTGATAATATTAATTTTCTTTGTATTATTAATTGCAACCCTATTATTGGGTATATGGCAAATAAAGAACCCTAAATTAAAAACCGCTGATGATTTAAGCGACGATTTGTGTTTATATTGTCCTTTGGATGATGGCGAAAAAGGAACCCACGGCGTCCCAAATGGATATATAAGTTGTGAGGGGCGTTGTTGCCAAGAAGCGTATGAAATGTATATTGAGGAATGGACGGAATAACAAATTGTATGGAAAGTATAATAATAAAAGAAATTGAAATGATGTTGGAATTACCTATGCACGAAAGACAAAAAGCGTATTTTGTAGACTTGTTTAATGCTGCAAAGCCCGTTAAAATTGTTCCGGCGGCTGATGTATTGGAGGATTACGAATTGGAATATATACAGCATGTAATTAAGCCGCGGCCTAAACAATGTTATCGAAATTCCCATTTACTTTGCGAGGCGTTCCCGGAACGGATTCTTTATTGTGAGGGAAAAACAAACGTCCCAATACCGATTGACCATGCGTTTAACAAGGTCGGCGACGCATATATTGACATAACATTTGAATTTGCGTTGCATGAAAACCCGTCAATATATGAGTACGTAACATTTGGCGAGTACGACGCAAAGACCATACGAAAAGCAGTATTGGAAACCGGATATTACGGCGAAATTTACAAATGGTTGTATTATCATAGTAAGAAATAAAAAGACCCCCGGCGTCATAAATCAATATGCACCGGGGGAATTTTACGCAGTAACCGAGAGCGATATTTGGTTGATGCGGTACCACAAAAATATATTGTTTGCCGTAAATTGCAAAACAACCCGCAAAAATAAATTTGAAATAAAAGTATTTATTTTTGGTAATTAAAGAAATATTTGTACCTTTGCATTGAAGTTAAGCCCACGCACGGGGATAGTGCGAAATAATATGAATATCAGAAAAGACAAAGAATTGAACATTTTGGCGAAAGCAGCCGGAAAGAAAGCAACAGAAGTTGAAACAATCATTGTAAACCAATTAATCCAAAAGGAAATGATACAAGACGACCCGGAATTTTGGGGATGCACTTTGTTTGATAGTATCGAACGTGACGTTCCGGTTTCTGATGTTGTCGGCATTATCAAAGCAACCGGAATTTCGGTTGTACGTTCCGAACATTTGGACGCATTTCTGAATTTGGTATTGGTCGGAAAAGGAGATTGCCCGGTATGTGGCGGAGAAATGGAAGTTACCGACGCCGATTATAAATGTTGCGGCGGCGATGGGTATTTAACCCCGTATGAATACGAACCGATATTTGAGGAAAAAACCTGCAAACATTGCGGACACGTAGAATAATAACCATAAAAATAAACAATATGAAATTAAGAGTAAATGAAGCAATCGCCCGTTCCGAGGCGAACGGAAAAAAGGTATTGAAAAAGGATATTGCAGCCCGTTTATTTGAGGGCGCAAGCGAAAGCGCACAGCAGGTAAATATGACAAATCTTTGCAACGGGACAACCAAAAGGATTGTTCCGGAATGGGTAGTAATAATTTGCGAAATGTGCGGTTGTTCCGCCGATTATCTGTTTGGAATGGAGGATTAAAACCATGAAAAAGAAGTTTATCGAAAAAATGGAAAAGATGGTTGATGTTTTCTTTTCCGATGCGTGGCAAGCAAAGGTTTTTGCAATGATATTTAGCATTTTCGGAGTAATATGTTTTATTGCCGGATTTTGGAATTATATCCATTTTTTGTTTTCTGCAATGTGTGGATTAATGGTTTATGTATTGTTTAACGAATTAAAGAGCAAATAACATGAGAGCGAAAAAGAAACAGCCGGAAAACCCGGAAAAAAGTATTGCAAACACAATGGGTAACGCAGTAAATGCGGTTAAGAAGTTGGCGGAAGCAATGGGACAATTGCCCGCCGATAAATTCCCGGAAATAAACGATGAACAACAGATTGTCCCCGGATTGGATGCCGTCGAAATAGAACAGCCCGCCGGGGCTTTTGAAATTGTGCCGGGCATGACGGTTGAGGAAATGACAGCAATGTTTTTTGATGGTGCGTTGATTGAACCGCCGTATAAAGTATGGCAGCTAAACAGCAAAGGACACCGATATTATTACAAGTTTGACGACAACGGAACCCCGGAATTTTATCCGTCAGTTACAACAATTTTGTCCCAAACAATGCCACAATCGCCGTTTCTGATAAAATGGATTGCCGACAAAGGTATTGACGAGGCGGAACGATACAAAGCAGAACGGGCGGCGTATGGTACATTTATGCACGCCCAATTTGAAGAACTTATAATTAACCGGGTTTATGATTTGGACGGATTGAAAGCCAAATTGAAAGATTATATTGATAACAACAAATTGCCCGCCGATTTCATTTATTACGCTGATGATTTCAAAAAGGATATATTAGCATTTGCGCAATTTGTTTTGGATTATGACGTTAAACCGTTAGCCGTGGAAATTGCGTTGGTACACCCCGTTCATAATTACGCCGGAATGATTGATTTACCGTGTACGATGTTATCAAAGCCCGGTTCAAAAGAATACATAAACGCAATTGTGGATTTCAAAAGCGGGCGCAAAGGATTTTACGAAGAAGCGGAAATTCAGTTGCATTTATATGCGATGATGTGGAACGAAAATTTCCCGGATATTCCGATTGACCGTGTTTTCAATTTCAGCCCGAAAGATTGGCGAAAGAAACCGACGTACAATTTGAAAGACCAAACAGACAGCCCGAACGCAAAGAAAATCCCGTATCTTTTGGAGTTGGCAGCAATTGAGGACGAAAAACGGGATAATACATTTACGGCGGTTTCCGGGGAAATATCATTGGATAACGAACCGGATTTGACAAACAATATTGTTTCGCTGACGTTGGCGGAACTTGTTAAAAGCAAAGCCCCGGCGGAAAAGAAAAAGCCGGAACCGGAAAAAGCCGTTACCGTTGAGGATTTGAAGAAAGACCCGGAACCCGAACCACAGCCGGAACAGAATGTTATCAGTTGCGAAAAGTTTATTGATTTGATAAACAATGACGACTATAATTATTCATTGTGCCAAACAACGGATATTGGGAATACATACGGCGTAAAATTGGTTGACGAGGGTTTTAATTTAGACCAATACAGATGGTACAGCATAGCAACCAATATTTATAAATGTTCTGACGGGTTTGTTAAAGTGACCGGAGCGTTTCAAAGTTTTTCAGAAATGCAGGGTTGGTCGGATATAGACGTACATTCAGAGGCGGAAAAATTGCAGGGAAAAGAATTGCAAGCGTTTGAATTGAGAATGAAAGCGTATGAAATAGAAAATGCCACGGAACAACAGCCGGAACCCGAACCACAACCGGAACCGGAGGAAAAGAAAACCAAGACCGTAAAGAGAACCACACGAAAAACGGCAAAAACGGCGGAAAACAAGCCCGTCAAGGAAAAGAAAACCGCAAAACGTACAATTACACCAAAAAAAGAAAAAGTGGCTAAAATCGAAGAAAAACAGCCTAAAAAGCCGGAACCCGTGACAAAGAAAGATTTGTTGAATACTGAAATTGATATATAAAAGCAAGGGGCGGAAAGGCCGCCCCCGTATCTTTTTCGCCAACATGGGCGATAAGATGATGCAAAAGTAAAAAATAATTTATATATTTGCAATGGGGATAGGTCGGAGTAGCTACCGACCGAAAGGGTAAGCCAACAGCCCGTCCCCATTTCTAATTTGTTGGCAGTTCTTAAAAGTTGGCAATTATGGAAAATGAAATTTGGAAAGACATTCCCGGATATGATGGGTATTATCAAGTTAGTAGCTATGGTAATGTAAGGTCATTAGAAAGACCTTATACAATTTGTTCAAAAACTATTATATCAACAAAAAGCAAAATATTAAAACAAGGAATAGTAAAGGGATATTATAACGTTGAATTAAATATTAATGGAGTTGCAAAAAAAATTTTTGTACATAGACTTGTGGCATTAGCATTTATTCCTAACATTAATAATTTGCCTTGCATTAATCATAAAGATGAAAATCCATTAAATAATAGAATGGAAAATCTTGAATGGTGTACTATTGAATACAATTTGAAATATGGGACAAGGCAAGAACGAATTTCCAAAAATAGAAAAAGGAAGGTTTTACAATATTCCTCTGAAGGGGAATATATTGCAGAGTACGATGGGGCCATAGACGCTGAAAATGCTACTGGAATAAAAAGGCAAAATATAAGTAAAGTAATATTAGGAAAAAGACACACAGCCGGAGGATATATTTGGAAGAAAGGAGGCTCAAAATGAAAGGTAGAATAATGCGTAATGAACCAATAAATAGAATATCATTACCTATAATTGGGAAAATAAAAGTTGGCATAAAAGATGAAAAGGGATTGCCTAAAAGTATAGATTATTTTGTAAGCACCGGAAAATATGCAGGGCTATTTAATCAAGCATACGGGGATAAACCGCAAACAATACAAATAGTATTTGTTTATGATGAACCGGAAAAGTCATGCAGGGAAGAATATCAATATAGGGATGATGCGGGTAAATTGGTTGCATACGGCGACGGGGAAACGTTCTTTGTATGGAACGGGAAACAATATGCACAATACAGTACAAAAGATTATCCCGATTTAATGGCAGGCGTTGCGCAAAAACACCCAAACCGGGCTGTTAAGAATGGCGGCGACGGATGGATTGTAACGTTAACCGTAACTTTTATTATTCCGTTGGTTCGTGGAGTTGGCGGAGTTTGGCAGTTTACGACAAAGGGGACAGCGTCAACAATACCCAATATCCGTGATACATTCGACGCAATATTGCAAGAAAAGGGATTTGTAAAAGGAATTATCTTTGATATGAATGTACAATTTGCAGTTTCTCAAAAGCCCGGCGACCGTTCCCGTTATCCGGTTGTTACGATTGTTCCAAACGAAAGTGAGGGAAATTTGTTTGCGGTAAAAGAAGCATTTAAGCCCGTACAGTTGTTGGAATAAAAAAAAAGTATTATATTTGTGGCGTAAAACAATCGACCGTTACCGATTGAAGGATATTTGCTAATTAGCTACAAAGCCCCTTTTAGATGTGTAACGGCTCTAATTGGGGCTTTTCTTTTTTAATTATGACTTACAATATTTTGATTGACCAAAGATTCGCCGTTGCAAATGAACTGACTATTGTTCAAACAACAACGCTTGCAGCGTGTATGACATTGCCAACGTGGACTAATACAATTACGGTTGATGGCATTGTTTGGTATCAATATTCAGAAACAAAAATGGTAGATGATTTTCCGTTGCTTTTTTCAATCCCTAAAAGAGTTTACAAAAACATTAAAGAACTTGCAGACAGAGGATTTATTGAGTTGAGTTCTTTTGGGAAAACAAAGTATCTAAGATTTACAGAAAAATGTAAAACATGGAACAGAAGCGAAACGGACTTTAATCAGTCCGAAAACGGACTACAAGACTATAATATTAATATACAGCAGTCCGAAAACGGACTAAACAACAGTCCGAAAACGGACTTTAATCAGTCCGAAAACGGACTACAAGACTATAATATTAATAATAATAATATTAATAATACTATGAAGAAAGAGGCTAAAGCCTCAAAAGAAAATCCAAACGGATTTTCACAAGACAATTTTTCAAACGAAGAAAAAACAGTTAAAGCAAGTATTGTTTATGGGTTTACCCCGGAATTGTTGGACGTCAGAAAACAAGTAATTGATAAAGTTGATAATTACTTTGCAAAACTTGTATTCCCATTTGATAGCGATGAATTTAAACGGAACTTTTATATTTTGATGTGTCAACCGAAATGGAGAACGTCGCAAAAGAGTTTTTCAGCGATACAAGCAAACTTAAATGGTTTGAGTAAATACCCGGAAGAATTTGCGCTGATTCTGATAAAAGAAAGCATTTCAAAAGGTTGGGCGGCGTTAGAATATGATTCAACCCCCGAAAAATACGAAAAATGGGAAAAAATGAAACGTTCCGTAAAGACAGAGCAGCAAAGCAGCAAAGAAATTGCGGATATGATGAAGTATTTAAACAATGATTTTGATTGATATGGGAGCTATTGAAAAAAAAGAAAATACGGCTTTAGAAATATATAATACCAAGCCCGGAACAAAAGCCATTGAAGTACGCCGTAGAATGATGCAATTGCCGGAGGTTGCCAAAGCATTAAACCCAGTTGAAAAATATGTTTTCGCAGCGTCAACAAAAACACCAATTGCGGAAATTGACGATGCAAAATTAGTTGAAAATCTTTCGTTGTTGTTTAAGCGTATAGCAATGGACGTTGGTTATATAATACCACAGAATGAAAATGATTGGAATTATATACAATCCCGGTTGTTGGATATTCTGAAACGTTATCACTCTGATATGACGTTGGCGGATATTAAGATAGCTTTTGAGTTGGCGACGACCGGGGAATTAGACGAATTTTTGCCGAAAGATAAACACGGGAACCCGGATAAAAATCATTATCAGCAATTCAATGCGGATTATCTTTCAAAGATATTGAACGCATACAAGCGAAAACAGAACGTCGTAATTGACAAAGCGTTTAAAGTATTGCCGGAACCAAAAGGCGAAATGACGCCGCAGCAAATACGGCAATTTGAGATACAAAGACAATGGCGGAACCGTTATATTTTCCTTTGCTACAAATACACCGGGAAATTAATATTGGGGCTAACTGATGATATGTTTTTGTATGAATGGTTGCAAAAATGCGGGTTAGCTGATGATGTACAAGTTAAAGAGGACGACCGCAAAGAAGCGTTTGCCCGGTATATGCAGCGTGTAGCCCGTGGAATGATAAACCAATATACGGCATTTCAAGTTCGCCGAAAAGGAACCGAAAGCCCGGAAATTGATTTTACGGCGTTTGAGGTTGCCCGGAAAAAGGAGATTATAAAAGCATTTGACCGGATGATTTCCGAGGAAATGCAAGTTGATAACTACATGAAGTTTTAAATATGGAACTATTTATTGTTTGCTTTATAATTGGCGTAATAGGTTATTTTACAAAAGCGGGAGGTTATATATGGAAAAAAATATAAGAATTTCAGCAGTAGTGGGAATTGACCCGGGAAGCAATGGCGGTATTGTAACATGGCGACCAAATCAAAATATCAAGGCAATACAAATGCCAAAGGATTTAACAGATTTGCGTAATTATTTGGAATATCTGAAAACCATTTGTTCGCCAATTGTCTTTTTGGAAAAATTGAGCGTGCGCCCGGATGATGTAACGCCGGGTGCCGATGGCGTAAATATGGGTAAATTGTACCGAATACAAAAGATGATGGCAAACTTTGAGCAATTGAAAGCAATCATTGCAGTTTGCGACATTCCGTTTGTCATGGTACACCCTATGAAATGGCAAAACGAATTGAAGTTGCGAGCAAAGACGACACGAAAAAAAGAAGAAAAGAACGAGCGAAAACGCAGATACAAAGAGATTGCCGGGAATTTGTACCCGGAATTGAAACCGACATTGTGGAACGCCGACGCCACGTTGATAATGCACTTTGGACGATACATTTTGCGCAACAACCCCGGTTGGGTGCGTCAGAATTTACCAAGCAATATGCACGAACGTTTGTTTTAGCCACGTAGAGCGATTTTAATTTCAAAATGGATAAAATATACATGGAAGAAGAAAAAGCCCCGCAAATCGAAAATCCGGAAAAAATAAGTATTCCGGATTTTAAAGAATATGAAATTGATAGAAACGGAAATGTGTTTAGAAATGGAAAGTTGATGAAACAGCAAACAAACACATACGGTTATAAACACATTCATTTATGTATTGGAGGGAAAGTAACCACATGTTTAGTTCATAGACTTGTTGCAATGGCATTTATTCCAAACCCGGACGGTAAACCATGCGTTGACCATATAGACGGAAATAGAAAAAATAATTCTGTTGATAATTTAAGATGGGTTACTATAAAAGAAAATAATAATAACCCAATAACAAAAGAACGTATTGGATTATCTAAAAGTGGAGAAAATTGTCCTTTTTATGGGAAACGTGGCAAATGTTGTTTACATTCAAAACCTTTGTTTCAGTTTAAGAACGGGGAATTGATAGGTTATTTTGAAAGTATTGATGAAGCATGTAAAAAATATGGTTACGACCATTCTTTAATAACAAGATGTTGCCAACATAAAGTTTCAATTGCATACGGTTATGAATGGGAATATGCCTTTGATTATTTTATTGAATTAACAAAACAATTGCGTCATAATCAACGCAGATATTTTGCGCAACGTCGCCCGGAAATATTAGCGACCTGCAAGAAATTAGAAAGTGAAGTTGATGCAATTGTTGCTAAAATAACAGATAAACAAATGAGGCTGTTTTGATTTATGCCCGGAATGTATAACGTTCCGGGTTTATTGTTTTTTTTTGAAAATAAAAAGAAAAAATTTTGGTAGTTAAAACGTTATGCGTATATTTGCAGTGTCAAACAACGAAAGACCCCACAGTCTAACCAAAATGCAAAAAGACTGTTGAAAGATTAAGTTCGTAAGAGTAGAAAGTAAGCAACGGTATCTACAAAGGGTTAAATGATGGTTCGGTAACCGATTAAATGAAGCTATAAAGCCAAAATCTTTCAAAGTATGACAAACACCGACCGGGCGGGTTCCCGGAAAGTAAACATTTTATTATGAAAACAACGATTTACGATTTTGATTTTGAGATTGCCGGACACGGATATTACAAAGTAACTTACACGTCCCCGGCAACGGGTAAAAGATGGACGACAACAACAAACAATATGCCTTTGATTGATGCGACCAAGAACGCAGAAGAACAGAAACGTAAGGATTTGGAAGAACTTAAAAGGATTTGTAAAGATGGGAAAGTTTGTTGATGAAGTAGGAGCAATCCGGCACGCAATGAGCGACAAAGAGTTGAACGAATTATACAAGCGTTTGGAAAATTTCATTGCTGATTGCACGGTTGAGGAAGCGAAAGAAAGCCGGGACGCATTTGTTAAGGTGCAAACAATGATATACCAAAGAATGAGAGAAACAAAAAAATAATATTAACCGCCGAAAGGCACAAACCGAGAGCATTATGATAGTAAAGAAATTAGAATTGGTAAATTTCCAAGTAATTAAAGAGTTTAACGCAGATTTTGACGGTAATGTTTATTTCATTACCGGGGATAATGAGTTGGGAAAATCAACGGTATTAAAAGCAATTGGGGCTTTGTTGACCGGGAACCGTGACGCCGTATTGAAGAATGGAGAAAGCAAAGGTTTTGCAAAAATGATTGTCGGCGACGACGGCGAGGAATACGAGGTTGAATTGAAATTCACGAAAGCAAACCCACGTGGTACGTTATCAATTAAATCAAAGACAACCGGAATGAAAAGTGATAACGTTTCTATGTTACAAAAGATTTTCGGTTATACAGATTTTGACGCCGTGGAATTTTCCCGTTGGTCGGAAACCGCCGAGGGACGCAGAAAGCAAATTGAGGTTGTAAAGTCTTTGTTGCCGGAAGAAGTAAGAACAAGGATTGCCGAAATTGATACAACCGTTGCCGGGCTTAAAACAGAACGTACCGGAGTAAACCGAGATTTGAAAACCTACAAATCAATATCAGATGCAGCCGGGCAGGGATTGACAACGCAGGATTTGAAAACGTATGCCAAACCAAAGGACATTACGGAACTGATGAAAGAACAGCAGGAAAACGCAAAGTTGGTTGAGAAAGCAAAGGGCGTGCGTTTACGTATGGAAGAAAGAAAGGGGAGATTGGCAGAGATTCCGGTACGTTTGGCAGCCGCCAAAGATTCATACAATAAAGCAATTGAGGCGGCAAAGAAAGCAATGGAAGAAGCCGAAAAGACGTATAAACAAACCGTTTCGGTCGTTGAAGAAGAAAAGAAAGATTATGAGGGAAAAATAGCAAGTGCCGAAAAATGGTTAACAGATTATGAGGCTTTGAACCCGAATAATTTCGATACAGAAAAACAATTGAAAGAAGCCGAGGAACACAACAAAAAGGCTGCAAAGGTTGCCGATTATCTTTCAAAGAAAAAACAAGCAGACGACAAAAAAGCAGAAGCGGAAAAGATGGATTCAGAAATTGCGGAATTATCCGCCGAGCGTGAAAAACTTATTTCGTCGGCGAAATTACCGATTTCCGGGCTTTCGTTTAGTGATGATGGGTTAGTATTAAATGACGTCCCATTTGTCGCCGGAAAGGTTTCAGATTCGCAAATAATGGAGGTTGCCGCAAAACTTATTATTGCCAGCAATCCAACCGTTAAAGTGTTCCGCATAGCGAGGGGCGAAAGTTTGGGCGAAAAGAGATTGCAAGCAATTATTGATATTGCCAAGAAAAACGGGTTCCAAGGATTCATTGAAGAAGTTAAAAGAGGGCAGGACGATTTGATTATTGAGGAATACACAGAAAACGAGTAATCAACCGGGGCGTCGGTTTCCCGGCGTCCCTTAAACAAAACAATATGGAAGTTAAAGAAATGACAATTGCGGACGTGTTGAAAACACCCGCTTTTTATAATAATCTGAAAGTGGTTATTTCCGATTTGGAAAACACCCGCAGAAAAGCCTGAATGATGGCGGACGCACCATTGAAGCGGCACCCGATAGACCGTTTGCAGGAACGAGGAGTTTTTGAACCGGGACAAATGACGGTATTGTATGCAAATGCAATGGATAAGAAGTTGCAGGGATATTCAAGCAGCGAAAGAAAGTTTATATTGGAAGTTGGCGGCGAAGCGTTTAATATTACAATGAAACAATTGGTTGACCAAGAAAAGAAAGACAATAGTACAGAATTGTTTGTTAAATGTTTGGATAATGAAAAAAAGAGAGATAACAGCAACGGGGATGATTAACAACAACGGCGGTTTGCAAATGTATATGGGCGAATTAAATCAATTCTTTGCAATGCACAAAGGTAGCCGCATAATCGCCCGTTTTATTGTAGCGTCGCCCGGTTCGTCAGAGGCTTTGAAAGGTTATTATTTCAATTACGTTGTACCAACATTCAGAACCGGAATTTGGGAGGCGGGCGAACGTCTGACAGAGGAACAAACCGAACGCCGATTGCGTGAGTTGTCCCCGGTTATGTATGAGCAAATACCGAATATTGAAACCGGGGAATATGAACCCCGGTTGCGTAAAATACCGGAGTTGAGCAATGCGGAATTAATAGAACACATTGAGCATTTAAAGCAGATTGCCGCAGAAAATTATAATTTGTATATTGACGACCCAAGAAGCATTTAATATGAAGCATTATTCAGAATTAAGCCCGTTGGAAAAGAAAGCGAGAGAGGCAAGCGGGCGGCTTAAATGTACGGATTGCCCAATATATAAATTATGCAAGACAAGCGAAATGTTTATTGATGCGTGCGATTTTATTTATTTGTCCGCATTTAAAACCGGGTATAATACCCGTAAAAAAGAAACAAGAAGATTAAAAAAGAAAAAATAATATGTTTTGCAAGTGTAACCAACCCCGTAAATGTTACCCGTTGAAAGATTGGCGGGTTATCCGGTACCAATATACGCCGCACGGATATAGCCGGGTTAAATGTTTGAAATGCGGTTGCGTGTGGATTACACGGGCAAAATATGTTGAACAAACCCCCAACGAGGACGGGCAAAAAAGACTTTTTTAGTATGGAATTAAACGATAAATCCCCGATGCCGCAAGGCAAATTTAAAGGGCAACCGATGGAAAACGTACCGTATTGGCATTTGCTTTGGTTGGATGGAAAACCGTTTTGTAACCGGGACGTCCAAAAGTATATAGACGAAAACCGGGACGTTTTGGAGTTGGAGAAAAAGCGGGATAAATACCGCAATGAGAGCGAAAACAGTAATTAATGATTTAATATTTAAGGTTATGCAAAAATTTGATTTGAAAGATGTTTTGACGTTCGATTGTGAAACAACCGGGTTGCCCCCAAAGGGCGCAAAATGGGACGTTGATTTTGCGGAATTTCCAAATATTGTGCAATTGGCATGGGCGGTAAACGAAAAGGAACGTTCCTACATTATTAAGCCGGAGGGATGGGAAATACCGGAAGCGTCAACAGAAGTTCACGGAATTACAGCAGAGAGAGCAAACGCCGAGGGCGTCCCATTTGCTGACATTATAGACGAATTTTTGGAGGATTGCGAAAAAGCCCGTTTGTTGGTAGGACACAACATTTACTTTGATACGTCAATTGTAAAAGCAATGATATTGCGCATTATGGGTCGTGAATATTACGACGCAAAAGCGGAGGACGCATTGTTTAAGGGCAAACGAATTGATACGATGATGAAAACAATTAAATTTGTTGGAGCATTGTATGCAGACGGACGTCCGGGCAAATATCCGAAATTGGAGGAACTTTACAACAAGTGTTTCCCCGGCGAAACATTCCCGGCGCATGATGCGTTGGAGGACGTGAAAGCCTGCAAACGTTGTATTCCGGTTTTGGTGGAAAATGGTATTATAGAACTGAAACCAAAAGAATATCCGGCGGAACAATTGAAGTTTAACCCGGAACCGGAACCCGCAAAGACCAAAAAGGTAAAAAGGGAAGTTTTAGTTCACGACCCGAAACCGATATTTGCACCGGATGCAGAGCCGGAAAACAAGGTTGCAAAATTGTTAAATGAAACAGACTTTTAAATTATGAACGGAAAAAAAATGTGCATTGATTGCGTGGATTATCCGGTATGTTGTTTGTCCGGTCGTTGTGCTGATGATGAACCGTGCGAGTATTTCCAAGAAGAAACCGACCCGGAGGAACCGGGAAACAATAAAGATTAAAAATTATGAGCGAAAAAAAACAAAATGTTATGCCGATTCCTACAAAGGAAAAGTTTTCATTATCGAAAGTAAAGTTATTGAAAGATGGCGGGTTAGACGTACATTATGAAGTAACGGAAGTTGTCGGAAATGAGAGTTACACGAACAAATACCATGTATTGAGTGCAAAAGACATACACCCGGATTTGCGTCATTTGTTTAATGATTTGCGCCCGATTATGGGACGTGTATTCAACATAACGTCATTTAAAACCATGATGGCAACGCCGGAGTTTAAAGCAACAAAGAAACAAACAGATATTGCAGCCGCATTTGCGGAAGAATGTTTGAATAATATCGAAGTAAGGGGCGTTTCTTTGTCCGGGAAGGATGATAACGTAGGCGTCGTTTTAACCGGATTGTTTACCATATCAAACAATCAGAAAACAGCAATCAATACCCCACGAATGAAATATAACGTTGAAACGTTCGGTTTTGAGGAAGAGTTGGAAAACATTGTTTGCGATATTGAAAACGAGGTTTACGAATTTCTGTTTGAGGGCAAAAAGGCGCAAATGGATTTGTTCGGGGCTGATGGGGAACCCAACCCGTTAGTTTATGTAAATGATGCAGACAACGAAAATGAAAATGATATGTTCCCGGAAATGGCAGACCCGGCGGACGATACAGACAATATGTAATGGAGCCAATATTGTTGACCGAGCGTTGCGAATATGAATATTGCGTTGCACGTGGTTACGAACCGTTATTGGATATTCGTAATTTTCGGTTAGATATACGGTTGCGTGTTGAGTTACAACGGGAAGTGTTCGGGAATTGCGTTTTAGGACGTGGCGACATTCCCGTTGCCAACCAACGGTTTTTCCGGTGGGTTTGGGAGCATAAGCCGCACAGATGCGAAGAATGTTTAAAGCCGTTACGGAATTATTCCGCCGTTTATTGTTCGCATATATTGACCCGTGGAGCGTTTCCCGAAATGGCGCATGATGCAAGAAATATAAATATACTATGTTTTGAACATCATTCATGTTGGGAGAATGGGGATAAAACGAAAATGCGTATATATCCGGGCAACGTCCGGATTATTGAATTGCTTAAAAACGAATACAGAAGTTTGAAAATATGAGGACGAAAAAAAGAACACCCGATTACGGGGCAATTTCCCGCCGTTCAATCCAAAATGATTTTAAAAGGGTACAAAGGTACCCGGAAAGGGAGAAACGCCCGCAAATCGAAAATCCGCCCGAAATAAATGCAGAAAGACGGGTTTTGTTTGTTGGCGAAAATTCAAGTTATTACAAATTGCGTTCTTTCATTGTTGGTAAATTGGTTCGATTGGTTCAAAAATCAAGCGTCGGCGGTTGGGTATGTGAGTTCGTACACGACGACGACCGAAAAGCGATAAACCATGCCGCCGGATGGTCGGACAATAAGAAACAATATTTGTTGGATTGCGTAAAATTCAAGTGACATGAAAATAAAATCAGAAACCGGATATAAAATTGCGTTATACACGTTCGTGACGTTAACGGTTGCGTCTTATATGTGGGCGTTGTATAGTATCATTGTTTGGATAATTAAAACGTTTTTTGTATGAGTGTAAACAAGGTTATTTTGATGGGGCATACCGGAAAAGACCCCGACGTTAAAACGTTTGATAATGGCGGAGTTGTCGCACAATTCCCGTTGGCAACAACCAAAAGAGGATTCACGACAAAAGACGGCAGAGAGATTCCGGAACGTACAGAGTGGCACAACATTGTATTGTCAAATGGTTTGGCAAAGATAGCCGGGCAGTACGTTAAAAAGGGCGATAAATTATACATTGAGGGGGAATTGAGAACCCGCAGTTATGAGGACAACAACGGCGTTAAACATTTTATTACCGAGGTTTACGGGTATGATATGGAAATGTTGACGCCAAAGAAAGACGGACAGAACGGAGGACAGCAGGGAGCAGCACCAACGCCACCGCCACCAACGCCAAATGATGATTTGCCGTTTTGAAAATGAGATTTGAAATTGAAATAAAAATTCCGGCGGGTTCCCGTCTGATTGGCACCCGGACAAAAGGAAATAAGGTTATTGCGGTTTGTGAGTTTATCCCGCCGAAACAACCGGAACCGGAGCCAAAACGACCGATTGGTTTTGCAGTATATGACCAGCCCGCCGGGAATAACAAAAAAGCGAAATGATATGCAGTACAGCAATAAGGATTACAACCCGGAAAAGCATGACCGTTGGCGTGCTTTGACCGTAAAACAGCCATACGCAAATGATTTGGTAGCGGAGGCGTACAAGGATGAAAACGGTATTGTTTACGGGGAAAAGACAATTGAAGTTCGGAGCAAAAACACGTCATACCGTGGCGACGTGCTGATATGTTCCGCAGCGGCCCCGGTTTATCCGGGAATGGAAAGCGGCGTTACGTTGGGATTGGTTGAGTTGTACGACGTGAAGCCGATAAAAGAGTTTACGCCGGAGGATTGGGAAAACACCCGGATTCCAAAGGAAAAGAGGGCAAAAATAACAAAGGGTTTCGGATGGATGATGCGCAACCCAAGACGTGTTGTTGAAATGCCAATTAAGGGGCAATTGGGTATCTATAATCTCGTATATACCAAGGGCGAAATAATACAATACCCCCGGAAAATGGTAATTGACAAAAAGAGTTGGGAACAGATAAAAAAACAGATAGAGAAATGAAAACAATCGGATTCCATATTGGACGTATCGGGTTTTATTTGTATCTGCAAAGTTTGTGGAAGTATAAGCAATTTTATTTGACGCCCGGAGTTATGGTTGAGGGCGTAAAAGGACATGACGTTTATTTAGATATTGAAATTAAATTGCTTTGTTTTTCCGTTGGTTTCCGGCTGATATGGATAAAAACCAAAAGAAATTATTAACTTTGTAATGTAAAATACTAAAAACGTGAGCGATGAAAGAGATAACAAAAATATTGCCATTAAATGAGGCGGCAAAGTTTCAAAAATCCGCAGGCAAATATGATTGCACAATTACGGAATTGGCGGTAATGGGAGCAGGGAAAGCAAGAATTTCAATTTCCGGAACAGAGGAAAATTTGGATTTGTTGGTTAGTTCGATAGAAAATGAGAATAAAGAAACCACATCCGTTTGAACCCGGGCGTGAATATAACCCCGGCGAACGTGCAGTTTACCGGGGTATGGTAATAATTGCGGAAAGATGGGTTAAACCGTCTGATAAACTGATTGAAAAGGTTGGCAAATTTGTATGTTTGAGTAGATGCGCATGTTGCGTTATCCATAAAGACGATTGCCCGGCGGTTGGGCTTAAATGCCACAGAACAAGCCGTAGCGATAACAAAGTAATATATTTCAGAAAATTATATAACATAACAGAAAAAAGCGATGGAAAAGAAAAGATTTATTCCGTTTGATGCGGAAACGTTTTTGATGATTGAAGATGTAACGGGAACAGAACCGGAAGTTACAGAGAAAGAAAATTACTTTGAACTTAAAATGTACGCCCCGGATAAAGAGGAAAGAATAATTGAAGCCGCAATATGTGCAGTTCAAGGCAGATACGGAAAAAGAATAAAAGACGTAAAGACGATTAAAGAACAAAACCTTTTGCGTGGTGCAATATTCTTTGTTGAATACGAAAAAGGGGCGGAAAATTTGCCAAATGAGTTGCGCACAAATTTAGGTATGCCGGACGAAACCGCCGGGGATATTTATTGTCGCCGATTGTCAGAAGCTCGTGCATTACCCGTAAAGCGTGATAATTGGGAAAAATTGCAGATTTTTACCGGAGGCGGAACAATGCAGATTCCGAGAACGCCCGGCGGTTTGGCGGTTTATTCATTCCCGACCGAAAACGGCGTAATGTTGGACGTACCGGAGGGAAATTTTATTGTATTGGCACCGGACGGAAAATTTGGCAAAATGGATATGCAAACGTTTATGGCTAATTTTGAAGAAAAAGACGCCAATACCGCCGGATTGAACTTTGACGAAAAGCGATTGTTTGAAAAGATGAATAAACTTTTCGGCAAGAATATAGAAAAAAGATTGGGAAAATTAGCCGAGGAATACAACGAATTGTTTGAAGCGTTTGAAAGATATTTAAGCAGGGAAAAAACGCAAAGAGAAATAAACGAAATTAATCCCGGAACGCATGATATTATCGACGAATTGGCGGACGTAAACGTTGTTTTATTCCATATTGCGGCATTATTAGGGTATAGCCAAAAGGAATTGCAGGAAATGGCATATACTAAAATTGCAGGACGTGAGAAAAACCCGGAATTTATGCGCAAACACCCACACAACAAACCGGAAAGCCCGGTTTGCGGTAATATGCAGCAGGAAACCGCCGAACAATACAAACATTTTGAGAACCGTTTTAACAAAAGACTATGACAAACGAAGAAAAAGAAGAATTAAGAAAAAAAGCGTTGTTCCTTACAAATACGGCGTATCTTTTGGCGGACATGGCACATACATGCGTTTTTTACGCTGATGATAAATTAAATCATTTAGGCAAATGCTTTGAAAAGGGCGAAAAAATGAGATTCAAAAAAGCCGCAAAGTTGACAAAAGAAGCATTTAAAGCCGTCAAGGAAATAACGGAACCATTGTATAATATTACCGACGTTGATAATGCGTGTATTGATAGCGATTATCTTTTGGAAGTTATTCAGTTGGTAATAAACAGAACCGACGAAACCGAGGAAAGCAAAACGGCGATGTTGGAATACATAAAGAAGTTACCACAAATTGAACATGTAGAAGTTTAAGCGTATGAAAAAAGATTTTAAACAAGAACTAACCGAACTTATTAATAAGCACAGTTTAGAAAAGGAAATGAGAGATACCCCGGATTTTATTTTGGCACAAGTTTGTATTGATGCAATGGCGGTATTTACGGAAGCAATCGCCCGCCGTGACGAATGGCACGGATTCAGAAAGGCAGACGAAAAGAGTTCGCAGGATGCAAAACACAATTACCCGGATGATTGCAATATTTGCAAAGACCGTTTTAAATGTGCTGACTTTATGAGAACGCAACCAATTGCAAATCTGATTCAGCGTTTCAAGACGACAACGGACAAAGAGGAAAAAACAGCAATCGCCGGATTGCTAAAACAGATAAACGCCGATGCGTCGGGAAAGCCTCAAAATGATATACCGGAAGAAGTAAAAGAAGTTGCCGGAAAGTTGGCAAAGGCTTTTGGCGCACGTGTTGAGATACACCGTATTGAGATACCGGAAAAGAAACGTAAGTTTAGAAAGAAACCAAGAAAGGAGCAAGGCAATGAAACCCGTTGAATTTCCCGGCGTGAATGTAATATTTGCAAAAGACCAACCGGAATACATGCCGTTACCTGCAATGAAAATCCCCAATGACCCGCAGGGGCTTATAATTACCAAATGGCAGTTATCCCCGGAAGAATTGGAGAGAATAAAAGAAACCGGAACAATACATTTGTCGGTTGCGACGTTTAACCAACCATTGCAACCCGTATTGTTAACCGTAGATTTACCAACAGAAAAATAATAAAGTTATGGATAAAGAAACATACGTAAAAAGAATGGCAGAATTAAACCATATAAGGGAAAAGGCTTTGCAGTTTAATGATAAAGAAAGGGAAAAAGCAGTAGAAAGCTATAATGCTGCAAATTGTCCTTTCAAGGTAGGCGAAAAAGTTATATTTACCCTAAACAGAAGCGGAATAATTGAAAAAATATATGCAAATGATTATGGAGATTTTTCGTATGATATAAGAACCATAAAAAAGGACGGGGAACCGTCAAAGATAATTATTCATGCAAATACATGGGACAAGATATATAAGGCATAAAAAACGCCCCGGAATTATAACCGGGGCTTTGCCGTTTAGGTACAGAAACGAAAGAATCCAAAATTAGCCCCGTAGGGCGACGAAAATACAAAAGACAATAAAAGTATCAAGGAACAAACGAAACCCGCTTAAAACGAAAATTACCCGAAAACAACAAGCAAAGGGAAAGCGACGTTTGAGAGGAAAGCAAAGTAAATACTTTACTGTTATAAAAAGGTTTGAAAAATGGAAGCGAGTAAAAGACAAAGGGGCGGACGCCCGAAAATGTGCAAACGAACAAAAGACCAAAGGGAGTTTGATTTGGCTTTTTGTTCAAATCTGTTTTTACGTGGTTACACGTATAGGGAGATTTCGGAAAGACTGAATGAGGAAAACGCCCGGCGTGGCGTCGGTTATACCATAACAAAACAAATGGTATATTGGGATATGCAACAATTGCTAATTGAGTGGAAACGTGAACGTATGGAAAATATAGACGATTACGTTACGCAGGAATTGCGAAAGTTGGATAAAATGGAGGTTGAATTGTGGGAGGCGTGGGAACGTTCAAAGACCGGGAAATTGCGAGAGAAAAACAGACAGAACGCAAAGCCCCGTAAAGTGTTGGAGGATGGCGACAACCCGGAATATTACGGGTATGAGGAAACCACAACGGAAACGTCCGCCGGAAACCCCCGGTTTTTGGATTTGCTTTTGAATGTGCAGCAACGCCGGGCAAAGATGTTGGGATTTGATGCGCCAATAAAAGTTGATATACCGGGATTGAAAGAAAATACAAATAGCGATGCGCCGAAATATGATGTTGCCGCAATACCGGAGGATTTGTTGTTTGCGGTCGCCGATAAATTGCAAACAGCAGAATATAAAAAACAATTAGCAGAAAAAGGAGTAATTGACGATGGTACGAACAACAAAGAATAATATCAAGAAAAAAGATGAACCGAAACCCGTACACACGTGCGGGAATTGTGGTTGGGGTAAATATTATTACGACCATTCAAATTTGGATATGGACGGGAACCCAATTTGTTTAAAATGCCCGTTTGTCGAAAATCGCAGTATAATACGTTCGGAAAAAGCGTGCGACAAATGGAAAATGAAACAATAAATTGGTTGTTTTTTAAGATTTCCGGTTTTTAAGTCAGAAAAAATACGGGGGTAAGACAAAAATATATGGTTTATTTTTAAGAATTAAACAAAATGGATAAAGAACAATTGCTTAAAATGTATGCAGCATTGAAAAACAACCCCGGCGAGATAGTAAAAGCGGCGGCACGCCATAGGCTGATAAACTTTGCCCGGTACATGCAACCGGATTTGGCTTTGGAACCGTTCCACGTCGTTTATTATACGCTATTGGATAAGTTCGCCCACGGGGAAATAAAAAAAATGATTGTGCAAATGCCGCCCCAGCACGGAAAATCGGAGGGTTCAAGCCGAAAATTACCCGCTTTTATGTTGGGATTGAACCCGGACACAAAAATTTGTATTGGTTCGTATGCCGCCACAATTGCAAGGGATTTTAACCGGGACGTTCAACGAATAATTGACACCCCAAAATATCGGGAAATATTTCCGAAAACCTTTTTGAACGGTTCAAATGTGGTAACGATGGCAAACACGTATTTACGAAATTCTGACGTTATAGAAATGGTTGGGCATAAGGGTTCGTTGCGTGTTGTAGGTCGTGGCGGTGCGTTGACGTCAAAGACCGTTGACGTTATGATTATGGACGACGTTTACAAAGATTATTCAGAGGGTAACAGCCCGATTGTACGCAATGCGGCGTGGAAATGGTACACGACCGTTGTAAAAAAGCGTTTGCACAATAAATCGCAAGAACTGATTGTATTTACCCGATGGCATGAGGAAGATTTGATTGGTAAGATTGAAAAGGGAGGCGAAAAGATTATTGATATTAAAAGTTGGGACAGCATTAAAAATATTCCGGATGGTGCATGGGTTCGCATAAACTTTGAAGCGTTGAAAACCGGGGAACCAAACGAGATTGACCCAAGGGAACCGGGGGCGGCTTTATGGGAGAGTATGCACAGCCGGGTAAAATTGGAGCGTGAAAGAGCGTTAGACCCAATACAATTTCAATGCTTAGACCAAGGAAACCCCGGAAGCGCAGAGGGTAGATTGTACCGGAACCCGTTCAGAACGTACGTTGACAAATCAGAATGGGGAACGTTCGTGCGTAGTGGTAATTATACAGACGTGGCAGACGAGGGCGACGACTTTACATTTTCGGCGTGTTATGACGTTTACAAATCCGGTAATGAGGCATGGAACGAACAAAAGAAACGGTTTGAACCGATTTTGTATGCGCTAATTACTGACATGGTATTTACGCAGGAAAATACAGAAGTAACAGCCGTTACCGTCCCGGAAATGATAAACTGTTGTGGAACGCAAAAAGCATGGATTGAAAGTAACAACGGCGGTGCCGGGTTTGA